CCGTCTTAAAAAGTGGTTGGAGACAAATCAAAAGTTTATTGAACAGAATGGGTTCGTTTATTCGTTTTTTGGACGGAAACGACGACTTCCAAACGTATTATCTGAAGATGCTGCTATTCGTAGTCATAGTATTCGGTCTGGGCTTAATTTTTTGGTACAATCACCTGCTTCGGACATTAATCTTCTAGGCGCAATTGACATGAATGACTATATACGAGTAGAAAAGATGAAATCTCGTATCTTTGCACTTGTACATGACTCAATACTCGCAGAAGTTCCAGACGATGAAGTAGAGCAATACAGTAGAGCACTCAAAATGTTTATTCAACTCGATCGTGGTATTTCTATATCCGGCGCTCCCGTTGGCTGTGACTTTGATGTGCATGAAGATTATTCTTTAGGTAAGTTTGAGAAGATGTATGGTCATAACCTGGAAGAAGTTGGGCAGTATTGAGTTTCCAATTTTTGCTCTTCCTTCGTCAAACTGGGACGAGCAAGACGGGCTGCTATACATAGACAATAGAGTAGTGGATGATAGAAATATGCCTGGAAAAACTCTGGGCAGGAGAAGACTTCAGACCCCCATAAGAGATTTATTACCGCTTCGAGGATCTATCGCGGCTCCTGTATCTCTAATCCGCCAAACTAGAATTAAAACCTTCATAGATAGTGCTGGAACTCCATTTATCTATGAAAAAACAACATCGAGTTCCTTAAAGTACTACAAGATAAGAAAAGTAGAACGTAAAGACATTGCTTCTGTCTTGTGGCTAAAAGGAGTATCTTTTCCATTTAAAGTTCCTCGTCCTCCTGCTGATAATCTCAGTTGGGCAGGAGTTCTACATATAGGAGAGATTCCTTGGTTATTATACGAGTATTCGGAGACTGCAAAATCTGACACTCGAAGAAAAGTATAAATTTATGGCAAGAAAAAATAGAACTCTAAACTCATCTGGGCTAGTATTACATGATATTGAGCCTTTAACACGGAACCAAGTCTTAGCTTTTGAAAGCGAAAGAAATTTAGTTCTTCACGGTGTAGCGGGTACAGGAAAAACTTTTATCTCTTGTTATCTTGCATTTGACGATATGACAAAAGGCATATATAAACAGCTAATTATCATACGAAGTGCAGTACCTACAAGAGATATCGGATTTTTACCTGGAAGTGAGAAAGAGAAGGCTTCTGTTTATGAAGAACCCTATAAGGATATTGCAGTAGAACTTTTTCAGAGAGGAGATTCGTATGAGATTCTCAAGACAAAAGGACTATTACATTTTATGACAACTTCATACCTACGAGGAATTACTCTCAAGGATGCAGTCATAATTGTAGATGAATGTCAAAATATGTCTTTTCATGAGTTAGATTCAATTGTAACTCGTGTGGGTACAAATTGCAAGATTATGTTCTGCGGAGACTTTCGACAGGCCGACTTGCAGAAAAACGGTCTGCAAGAGTTTATACGGATATTGAAAGCTATGGATCAATTTGATTTAATAGATTTTGATATAAAGGATATTGTACGCAGTGATTTCGTAAAAGATTACATTACTGCGAAGACGGACTTAGGTTTGTGAAGGCAGTAATAAGTAATAGAATTTACTTAGAAGTAACGGACGAGTATAAGGACTTTCTCAGTAAAGAACTTACTTATACAATCCCATCTTATAATCCTACAGATCCGCCTCTAGTGATAAAGAACATGTCACGAATAAAATCTGGGTTGGTTAGCATTCCTGTCGGTAGAACTGACTTAATTCCCCAGGACTATGAAGTTGTAGATAAAAGAGAGGTTATAAAAGCAGACTTTCCAACATTTAAGTTTGATTTACGAGATAGCCAAAAAGTAGTCTATGATGAGTTAAATGATAATGCTATAATAAACGCTTGGGTCAGCTGGGGCAAGACTTTTACAGGTCTTGCAATAGCCGGCAAGCTAGGTCTAAAAACACTTGTGGTTACCCACACAGTTCCTTTGCGCAATCAGTGGGCAAAGGAGGTAGAGAAAGTCTATGGATTTAAGCCAAGTATTATTGGAAGCGGTAGCTTTGATACTTCTGCTCCTGTGGTTATTGGCAATACTCAAACTCTTTATCGTAATATACCAGAAATACGCCGAATATTTGGGACAGTCATCTTGGATGAGATGCACCATGTCTCGTCTCCGACGTTTTCTAAAATTATAGATACAAACTATGCACGATATAAGATAGGATTGTCAGGAACTATAGAAAGAAAAGACGGAAAGCATGTAGTCTTTCGAGACTACTTTGGTCACAATGTATTCAAACCACCAAAAGAAAACTTTATGCCTCCGAGTGTTCACATTTTGAACTCAGAGATAAGGTTTATGGATGGAGCAAGAATACCTTGGGCCAATAGAGTTACTGCTCTGGCTAATAATGAAGAATATCGTCACACCATTGCTTTGACTGCTGCGGCCTACGCCGCAAAAGGTCATAAAGTACTGGTTGTGAGTGATAGAGTGCATTTCTTGAAAGCCTGCGCCGAACTGGCTGGAGAAGATGCAATATGTGTTACGGGTGAGGTTTCGCACGAGGACAGGGAAACGTACATATCTGAAATTAGGAATGGAAATAAGAAAATTCTATTTGGTACGCAATCTATCTTCTCTGAAGGAATCTCAGTAAATAACTTAAGTTGTCTCATTCTTGGTACTCCTATCAATAATGAACCTCTCCTCACACAACTTATTGGACGCGTAATACGAAAAGAGGAGGACAAGAGAGATCCAGTGATCGTAGATATACATCTAAAAGGAAACACTGCAAGAAAGCAGGCTTCCAATCGCATGGGTCATTACATGAAACAGGGCTATGCAATTAAACAACTGTAAAAAAATAGTTCTTGACATTTGTGGTATTTTTTAGTATAATATATGTTCTTATTTGACTGGCCGAAAATCTACGACGCCTCCAAAGGTAATGTCGTTGAGATTGTGCGAATTTTTAGGATGATTGTTGAAAAACAAATTCCTAAGAATAAGTACGATCCTATATTTAGATATTCGCAGAAAGATTTCTCAGGGATTAGTTTTATGCTACATCCCGACGTTCTCCTATACCATTCATTTAAGTACAAATACCGTGAAGTTGCACAGTATATAAGTTTGTGCGCTCTGCGTTCAGCAGCAGACTTTATCTCAACACAAGATCCGTCTCTTGAGATGGTTTTGATGCCAGGATTAAGTCCCGAAAAAATAATAGAAGATAATAGGCTACTTCAGATAGACGAGGGTAGAGTATATTTTCGCTATGAAGAAGTCAATCCAAAGGAGATACACTAATGGCTATTAAGTTTAACCAGCACAAAGGTGCTGCACAAAAATCAAATATCACTTCTTTTCAGTATACAGACGGTGATAACAAGTTTCGATTAGTAGGCGACATTCTTGCTCGCTATGTATACTGGATTAAAGGCGAGAATGATAAAAACATTCCCCTGGAGTGTTTGTCTTTTGATCGTAATAAAGAGTCTTTTAACAACATGGAAAAAGACTGGGTTCGTGAGTACTATCCTGACCTAAAGTGTGGCTGGAGCTATGCAACTCAATGTATTGATAATGGTCAAGTCAAGGTTGTAAACCTCAAGAAAAAGCTGTGGGAACAGATTATTACTGCCGCAGAAGATTTAGGAGATCCAACAGATCCCGAAACAGGCTGGGATGTACAGTTTAAGCGAGTAAAAACGGGTCCTCTGCCTTATAACGTAGAGTATCAGCTACAGGCTCTTAAGTGCAAGCCGCGTGCTCTAGGCGAAGATGAGCTTGCTTTGATTGCAGATCTCAAATCTATGGATGAAGTTATGCCTCGTCCAACGCCAGATGCCCAAAAAGAGCTACTAGATCGTGTTCGTGAAAGTGCAGGCGATGAAATTGATGAAACTATTGAAGACGAGTTTAAGATTGCATGATTTTATTTACGGCTGATTGGCACATTAAACTGGGACAAAAGAATGTCCCAGTTGAGTGGGCAACCAAAAGATATAACGAATTTTTTGACCAAGTGCATCAACAATCAGAGAGTTGTGACATGCACATCATTGGAGGAGATTTGTTTGATCGCATACCTACAATGGAGGAGCTTTCTCTTTACTTTTCCTTTATACGAAAAGTGAAAAAGCCAACTCTAGTATACGACGGTAACCATGAAGCAACTCGTAAGAATAGAACATTTTTTTCACAACTGAAACAAGCATCAAGGGATATCAACCCATTAGTAAATGTGGTTGATATTTCTTATGTTGATGAAGATTTAGGCTTTGGAGTATTGCCATATGCTGACTTGCACAGAAAAGATAGCATAGAGCATTTTGATACAAAACAACCTCTATTTACTCATGTGAGAGGAGAGATTCCCCCTCATGTAAAACCAGAGGTAGACCTAGATCGTTTTGCTGATTTTCCTGTAGTGTTTGCAGGAGACTTACATGCACATAGTAATACACAAAGAAATATTGTATATCCAGGTAGCCCAATGACTACTTCTTTTCATAGACAAGAGGTTGAAACAGGCTACCTTCTTATCAATCCCAAAGATTGGTCGTGGGATTGGTGGCCCTTTACTCTGCCTCAGTTACTGAGAAAAACAGTAACTGATCCAGCAGATATGATACCTACTAATTATCATCACACGATCTATGAGATAGAAGGAGATATACAAGAATTAGCTTCGGTGGAAAACACAGAGTTACTCGACAAGAAAGTTGTAAAAAGAAATTCTGAAGCATCCTTGATTATTGAAAAGGATATGACTTTAGACGAAGAGCTGGTAGAGTACCTAAAGTATATTTTGGAGCTTCCAGAAGAGAAAATAAGTAATATTTTGGGGACATATAATGATTACGCTCAAAAAGCTCAAGTGGAGTAATTGCTTTAGCTATGGCCCAGACAATGAGCTACAGCTAGACAACAACACTGTCACTCAAATAATTGGTACAAATGGTATGGGCAAATCGTCTATACCATTAATTATTGAGGAGGCACTATACAATAAAAACTCAAAAGGCATCAAAAAAGCAGACATACCGAATAGGTATATAAACGACGGCTATGATATTGAGTTGGAGTTTGAAAAGTCTGGCAAAGAGTATTTAATTCGTATAAATAGAAAAAACAATATAAAAGTTGCTTTACTAGAAGATGGAGAAGATATATCAAGCCATACGGCCACAAACACCTATAAAAGTATACAGGAGATAGTGGGAGTAGATTTTAAGACTTTCTCACAGCTTGTTTATCAAAATACAAATGCTAGCTTACAGTTTCTTACCGCAACCGATACTAATAGAAAAAAGTTTCTAATTGATCTGTTAAGGCTGGAAGAGTACGTTCAGTTATTTGAAGTATTTAAAGAAGCATCACGGGAGTCGTCAAATAAGATGATAGAGGTATCCTCGGAAATTACAACTATTGAAAAATGGTTATCAAACAATAAACTTGAGGCTACCAATATACTACCACTATTAAATTTAGAAATTGACACGGAAGAAGATGAGAAGACATTCCGTTCTCTTTCAATAGAACTTAAAAATATTTCCGAAAAAAATAAAAAAATTCTAAAAAATAATCAGTATAAAGAAATGCTGAGTGCGATAGATATTAACAAAATACAATCCTCTTTAGAAACACTTCCACAGGTAGAGTCCTATGACAAGTACCAGAGTATCATAGGGCAGGTAGAAGGTGCTAAAAGAGCATCTGATAATATGATGCAAAAGCTTGAGCAGCTAGGTGATAAGTGTCCTACTTGCGAGCAAGATATAGATGCAGAGTTTAAAAATGAGTTAATCAAAGCCGAGAGAAAAACTCTCGATTTTTTAGCTTCAAAAAAAGAAGATAATGAAGATATTATACGACAGATAAAAAGAAACAATGCTGCTAGAACTAATTTATCTAATGCTCAAAAAGAGTGGGAAGATCTATTTAGAAATATAGATAATACTTTACCCACTAACCTTCTTAATGCAGAAGAACTACAAGAAAAGTTAGATGAAGTAAGTGCAAAACTAAAAACAGCAAAAGCAGAACTAGCTAATATTGCTTCACAGAATGAAGCAATTACAAAAAGAAATACTAGGATTGAGATAATTCAGGCCCAGACGGATGGTTTTATACAAAAACTAGGTGCAGCACAGGAAGTTTTAGATCAGCAAAAAGAGTTAGATTCTAACCTAGAGATTCTAAAGAAAGCATTTAGTACAAATGGGCTGTTGGCTTATAAGATT